CGGGCCCCCTTTTTTGTGATAAGGTGTGAATATGAAAAAACTTCTAATCAACATTTGGGCTTACCAACATCATGCTAAATTTGAAATTTTAGCAGAGGATAATGCTGAAGCTGTTGAAAAAGCTATACTTGACAAACTAGGAGAAAAAAGTATAAAATGGGAAGATCTCGGAAAAAACTATAGTTCCGAGTTAAATCGTATAACTTTTGAGGAGGTTATAAATGATACAAGACCTATACAAAGCAAAAAGGTCCTTGGAGTTGAAGTGGGAACAAGAGCATCTGGATAATAACAGATATACTCTTGAGATGGTTAGAATTGACGATAAAGTCAGAGAAATCATCACAAAAATAAAGCTGGAAGAAGCAGCTATTGCCCACAAACAAAACAGAATAGAAGCTGTTACTCCAGAAGTTTCAGTAGCTTCTTAAGTAAAAGCTACATCGTTGGAAAAATCCAATCTGTACCGTAGGCTCTCTTGCACTCTACTCAAAAATAATATATAAATTACTAACTATACATTAATTAAAATTAAATGTAGACGCGTATAGTCGACAATTTCTAGGGACTACATTTAAATATTCTAGGAGGAATATAAAATGGCAAACACTACTTTTTCGGGACCAATAAAAGCCGGAACAATAAAAGACACAACAGGTACAACACTTGGAACAGATGTAAAAAATACTGGTCAAGTTGTAATGGTACAATCACAAGCTATTACTCAAGCAGATGGAACAACTAATATTGTTATCCCTGCTAATTCACAAATTTTAGATATTGAATTATCAGTAACTACAGTTTGGAATGGAGTAGCAACTACAGCTGGTTTAGGTTGGACTGGTGATGCAACTGCATTAACAGCAGCTGCAGCAGTAGCAGGTGGAACACTTGGTATTGTAGAAGCTGGGCCAGGTGCAGATGCAACTAGAGTTGGAAACTGGGCTGATGTTGGAACTACTGACAGAAGAATTCTTGTAACTAACACTAATACAGGTGCTGGTGAAGGTTTTGTAACTGTTAGATACGTTCAAAATAATAACTTAAGCTAATAAAATATAAGGGCTCCTTCGGGAGCCCTAAAAATTTAGGAGAATAAAATGAGCTATAAAAGCGATATACAAGCTACAAGATCAGATGCAGCTGCAGGAGCTACAGCAATCATAGCACAACCTATTAGATTAAGAGGTATAATAATTGCTTCTGATGGAGTTGGTGCAGGATTATTAGAATTAACTACTACATCAAATACTGGAACAACTTTATTTATTGGAGATGTACCACAAGGTGATGTAATTAATTTTTCTTTTCCAGAAGATGGAATTTTATTTCCAAAAGGAATATTCTGCAAAACTAAAACTAATGTTGCAGCTTATACATTATTAACAGATAAATATTCGGCTCCAGGTTTAACAACATAGGAAAATAGTTAATGGCAACTATTACTTATACAGTCACCGTAGCTTCGGGACAGAATGCTTTTGGTACCGGTAATAAATTTTATATTAACGGTGAAGTAAGTCCTGTTCTTTATTTACAAGAAGGCAATACATATATATTTGATACTTCTGACTCAAGTAATGCAGGTAATACATTAGCATTTTCAAAAACTAAAGACGGAACAAACACTGCAGGTGGTGTTGCTTACACAAACGGTGTAACTACAAATGGAACAGCAGGATCTTCTGGATCCAACACAACCATTATCGTCGGTCCAGTAAAATCTATTGAAGCTCCATTATTATTTTATTATTCAGCGGCAACCGCGGGTATGGGTAATGCAGCGCAACCAATTGAATCTACTTCAGAAACTACAGAATTTAATCCTCAAATAGATGATATAATAGAAGAGGCTTATGAGAGAACAGGTGTAGGAGGAACTAGAACAGGTTATCATTTAAAATCAGCTAGAAGATCTCTTAATATTATGTTTCAAGAATGGGGCAACAGAGGTGTTCATTTATGGAAAGTTAAATTAGCAAAAGTACCTTTAGTATTAGGACAAGCAGAATATAATTTTGCTTCTGATTCAGCTAATTTTCCAAGTGATATTAGTGATGTATTAGAAGCTTTTTATAGAAATAATACTGACACAGCAAATCCACAAGATATTTCATTAACTAAAATAGATAGATCTACCTATTCTCAAACACCTAATAAATTAGCTAAAGGAACTCCTTCACAATATTATGTAGATAGAAAAGTTTCTCCAAGTATATTTTTATACACTACACCAAGTTCAAGTGTATCAAGCACAACAACACCATCAAATTATCAATTTTGTTTTTATTATGTTTCTAAAGTACAAGATGTAGGTTCTTACACAAATACTGCAGATGTAGTAAATAGATTTTATCCATGTATGATGTCAGGTCTTGCATATTATTTAAGTATGAAATTTTCTCCTGAACGAACAATGGAACTTGAAAGAATTTATGAAGGTGAAATGGCAAGAGCTTTAGATGCAGATAATCAAGGTACATCTAGTTTCATATCACCACAAACATTTTATGGAGATGGTGTATAATGGGTAAGTATGCATCGGGTAAAAACGCATTAGCAATTTCTGATAGATCAGGAATGCAATTTAAATATTCTGAAATGGTTAGAGAATGGAATGGTTCTTTAGTTCATTATTCAGAATATGAAGCTAAACAACCACAATTAGAACCTAGACCAGTAGGAAGTGATCCTCAAGCATTATTTAATCCAAGACCTCAACCTGCATCAGTTGCAAGTTTAATTTTATTAAATAATAATCCATTCACAACTGTAATTTACAGTGGTACAACTTTTATAAATGTATATTCATTAGATCATCAAAGATCTACTGGAGACATAGTAAGGTTTAGAGGAGCTCCTCAAGTAACATCAGCTGGTTCCGGTGGAGCTGACGCAACTAACTTACAAGCTTTTGCAAATATTCCAACTTTTGATGGAGTAAGTGATATTGATAATGTAAATGGTTTTACTATTACAGTAGGAAAGAAAAATTCAGATGGTAGTATTACTACTGCTGCAGGTACTCTAGGTGAACCTGAAAATTATTTCTTTTTTACAAGCACAAATAATGCTACAAGTGGTGGAATATCAGGTGGTGGAAATAACTGTTCTGCAGGACCAGTAACATTAGGAGTTATAAACGGATAATGGCATACACTTTAGCAAACTTACAAGATGATATTAGAAATTATACTGAAGTAGATAGTTCAGTTTTAAGTGATTCTGTATTATCAAGAATTATTCAAAATGCAGAAAATACTATAACAAGAGCTGTTGATACAGATCAAGATAGATTTTATGCAACATCAAACCTACAAGCTGGAAATAGATATGTTACTATTCCATCTGATTTAAGAGCAATTAGATATGCTCAATTGACAGATGCAAAAGGAAATCAAACTTTTTTAGAACAAAGAGATACTTCTTTTATGGCAGAATATTATGATACTCCATCAACTTCATCAGGACTTCCTAAATATTATGCTAATTGGGATGCTAATTATTGGGTAGTAGCACCTACTCCAGATGATACTTATTTAATTACTTTATCTTATGATAAACAATCTCCAAGTATTACCGAGTCTCCTGGCAGCACTTCCGGGACTTATTTAAGTAATAAATATCAAGATTTAATTTTATATGCTTGTTTAGTAAATGCATATGGGTACTTGAAAGGACCGCAGGATATGTTACAATACTACACAGGGCAATATGATAAAGCTCTAGAATCGTATGCGATCGAACAAATCGGTCAAAGACGCCGAGACGATTACCAAGATGGTGTTATTCGTGCTCAATTAATTTCTAAATCACCATCAAGCAATAAATAAGGAGAAAAATAAATGGCTAACATAGTACCTGACTCTTTTAAAACAGACCTACTTGGTGGTGTGTTTGATTTTGATTCTGGTGGATCAACTTTCAAACTTGCACTTTATACATCATTAGCTGGTTTCAGTACTGCCACTACAGCTTATACAACTACTAACGAAGTTTCTTCGTCTGGTACAAACTATACAGCGGGTGG